ATCTTCGATGGAGATTTTAAGTTCAGGTGCTTGGATGTTGACTGTCTCAACGGATTCACCGATGACACGTCCGATGGAATCGAGCACCTGACTAGCGGTCTGCAACTGCCCCTTCTTCAGGGCTTGATGAAAGAGTTTGGTGCGCATGTGTTGAAGACGCGCGAGCATGTTTTCGCGATCGGCTTGCCAGTCTTCATCAACGAGCTTTTTAACTTCCGCCCAATCGCGCCAAGCAGTATTGATTGAGATCTGTTCTCTTTCCTTGTGGTCGTAGACGAGCGCACGAGCGGACAATCCATCGAGCTGTCGTCGATAGAGCCGCCTAACGCGATCTTCTTTTGCTTGTGTGGTGCGATCCGTTAGAGGCTCAGGCATCAACCTATCGACCTTTTTTCAGATAATAACTGCCTGCCATACGATCTGGCACGCCCCAGAAGGGGGGTAGGGGTTGAAAACCTGTGTAATGTAATAGGCATGAGTACAAAAGCAGAGCCCGTAAGCCTGAGATGGGCACAGGGCCAAGTCTTCTCAAGCGACAAACGATTCCGAGTATTGGTTGCCGGTCGTCGATTCGGCAAATCGTACTTGTCATGCGTTGAGCTACTTCGTGGAGCGCTCAATCGTCCGGGCGAGACCTTCTTTTACTGTGCTCCGACGTATCGGATGGCGAAAGATATTGCGTGGCGAGCATTAAAAAAGCTAGTTCCAAAGGTCTGGATTAAGAGCAAGAACGAAACAGACCTCAGAATTGAGCTAATTAACGGCTCAACGATCGAATTGAAGGGTACAGAAAACGCAATGGCGCTTCGTGGTCGCAGCTTGAGCGGTGTGGTGCTGGACGAGGCGGCATTTATGGATTCAGAGGTCTGGTTTGAGGTGATCAGACCTGCTTTGGCGGATAAGGAGGGTTGGGCGTTGTTTATTTCGACGCCAGACGGTACAGCTAGCTGGTTTTATGAC